ACCATACAAATCGCCATCAATATCGAGTGCCTTTCCTTCCATGTGCTGCGATGATTTCGAACCACCAATGCGGTTGTTTAATTCAACGCTTCTGAATCCACTGCTAATCCCAATTGGCTTACCGAAATGCTCACGAACTTTATCAAAAACTTCAGTACATACCAATTTCAAATTGGCAACCTGCTCTGCATTTGGAATGTTTGGGATTTTCAATACACTCGCTTGATTACTTTTGATTACTTCTTGGAGTGTGGTGTATTTACTTAACTGGCTCATCGTTCATGATGTCTTTTATATCATCGTTTTTCCTGCCTACCAACGTCTTTATCTTACCCCATAAATCTTTGCCTGTAACAGCTTCAATTGATTCAACAATTGATTTGAATTCGATTACTGCCACAACCGTTGCAATTAATTTAGTAATGGGGATTAACTGCTCGATTATGTATGTTTCAATGAGAAAACCGCTAACGATAGCGAGTTGATATAACAACATTTTCGTAATGCTGTCGCTCATCCTTCGTGAACGAATCTTAATGCCTAACTTTATTGCCTTCCAAATTCCAACAACCATATCCGCACCAACTAAAAAACCAATTGTAATCATTAGTTCTTTGATTGGAAGAAAGATAGTTACTAACGCGAGTAGCCAATATTTTGTTTTTAAAAACAACAACTCCTTCATCATTTCTTTGTCTCGTATTGTTTTTTCAAATATTGCTTCAATAACTTTTCGTATTGTTTTTTTCTATTCAATACGATGGTGGCAGAAAATCTTTTATTGTCCATCTTAATCGGTTATGTCTGTATGAATCACTAATTAAAAAACTACTCTTTCCGTATGGGTTGCGGTCGGGTGAAATGTCATTGTTGGTGTTTGATGTATATTCCGGAAACAATGAACTATTATAGCACAAATACTGAACCAAACGATTGGTATAATAACGAGCGTTATCACGTGCAGCTTCCTTGAGTGATTCCATTTCGCCCTTTGTTACTGGCGTTGTATCTTCACTTTGTCGGCTCACCAAATTACCGTTGTCATGCTTATACAAAAGTGATGGATAAAGTTCTACCATAGTCCACCATAATAACGACTTTAACACGTAATCATTCAGCAATGTTTCATAATCACCGGACAATGTTCCTGCGCTAACATCTGATTTTATTCTATTCATCAAATCAGTTCCAAGATAGTTAGTGATTTGCTTATCCTGTGCCAAATAAATGGCAGGTCTGATAATGTTTGGATCAACAGCATCTGTAATAGCTGTATATTTCTTTAGATAATCTTCAGTGATTAATAATATTTCGGGTTGTATTGCCATTTCTTTATTTTTTATTTGATTCCAAAACGTGGGTTATCTGGTAAAAATCCATTGTAGGGCATATCTTTTGGCCGCGTTTCTACCAAGTAATTGTTGCGCACTTTGTAACCAGCTTTTTCCGCCATGCTCCACGCTCTTTTTCTTGCGTTTGGGTTGTTTAAATCCAATCCAAATCCCTTTGCGCTGATATATAATTCCTTCTTGAAGATATGGCCACAGTTGCCTCCGCCTTTATACAACCAGACGCTATATGTATCAGCCCCATACGGCCCCCATCCTGGATTAACTGCTTTGTTGTTCAATGCCATCAAATCTTCTTTGCGATATAGCTTATCAGCGGAAATCATTTTGCGACAAAATGGCCTTGAAGATGCTGTTAATCTACCGCTGTAACGATAACGCACATAGTAAGTTTTACCATCAATCACTTTATCTTGGTCACTCGTTGCATTTGGTTTGGCAGTTCCTGTACTTACCGCTTGTTTGACTTCGATACCATCGAATATGTGCGCTAATGCTTCGTTTTCGATATCGTCATTCTCGTAATCTACATCGTAACTGTCTAACAAAATCCAATCCTCATTCGGTTCTTCACCCAATGCGATTAAGTCATCTGCGATGTCATCTAAATTGACTTCATCGATTTCAGAAATGCTTTCGTGTTCGCACTTAACTTTTTTTTTTTGGACTACTTGAGTAGGATCAATAACTACATTCGATAGGTTGTCGAAAATGCTGTTTATCTGTTCATCACTCATCGTTGGAAACGCTGCCTTTGTTATTGCCTTCGCTGATGGAATGGTTAATACATTCGCTGTTGTTTGCACGATGATTTCTAACAATGAAGCTATCTGCGCTGTATTTAATGCTTGGCTTGCAACGTCTAATGATGGTGCATTGTTCATGCTGGTTTGCGCATCTTGGAACAAATCATTTTGAGCAATCTCAACATTGGCATTTATTGCAACCGTTGAAAATAAATATTCGATGCTGTCCGTAATCATGCGCTGAAATGGCTCAACCACTTGCTTCATGAAGATTCTCATCGCTTGTTTCATCTCATCGGTATTGCTACCCAATCCACCACCATCACGAATACCAAACAACAACGGAGAAGTTACGCGATGTCCAACCAATATAGATTCAACGGCTTGGCCTACCAATGTTTCGAATTGCTTATCCATATCGGACACAGGAAACGGAGTAAACTCCACACCTCTATCCCTATCCTCGTTGAAAAACGTCAATACCTTTCCTGCATTCTCTGCGCCTTGAATAGCTTGTTGCAATTGGTTCTTAATCATGCGTTGTTCCTCTAATGATGGAATGCCATTATTGAATGACGTAATCAATGAAGGAAAGAAACCATTCAATATCAAATTAACTTGATATTCGCTAATCTGACGCGTCAACTCGATGTTGTTTACTGCGCTTATGTAGTCGGGTTTTGGATAATACTCACTTCCCGGAACAATCGAATGGACAAATAAAACTTGTTTTGGATATTCATCCTTATAGTCAGGATTGAACATTGGTATATACGAAGGTATATTTTTCTTTTTTCTGCTATCGTTCCAATCACGCGAGTAATAAATACCACTAATATCGTCATTGTCATCACTCACACATAAGCGACAATTCTCAAAAGGAAGATGATTAATTTGCGCGATGGTACTTCTATCCATTGACCATATCACCTCCCAATAAAAACCGCCATGTAGCTTCAAATCTAACGCGGTGGAATGTCTTATCTTATCTAATCCTAATCGTGCAATTTCAGTTGATGCCTCTGCACTTGTTGATACGAAATCTTGCCCAGCTATCATGAACGCAATGGAGTTCACAATGCTTCCGTGTACTGGCGATTCGTTATACAATTCAATCAGATATTGCGGAAATGTATTGCCTTCGCCATAACTCACAAATCCCTTCCTATCTTCAACTTCTATCGGTTGAATCTTTACATATTTGGATAACTCAACTTGCGTTGCTCCTATGCGTTGTTTTATATCTTCGACTAAATTAGGCATTGTATTCAATATCAGATGGAATGGTTAGTGTTGGTTGGTCGTAGTAATCAATGAGCGAACTGAATTGAACAAAACCTCTTTCAATTTCACCGACCACCACAGCATCAGTAGGATCAAGGTTGCTATTTGAATTTTGACCGTAAACAATAAAATTCCAACGGCCACCATGAGTGATGAGAATCGATGCGTTAGTTGGATCATCATCATTCGTACTAATCCCCAAAGTTGTAATCCTTTCGTTCTCATCTATAATGGTTGGAATCACGTATAATAATTCCGAAGTTAGTTCATTTTGTAACACCAATAAATAATCGGTGTAAGTTGTTGAAAAAAGTAAACTCCCCTGCTTCAATGAGAGCAGGAGAGTTTGAGATGCGGTATTAGATTGCAGGTAATTCACTCTGCAAATGTATTAAATGGTTGCAGCTACAACAGTGAAGTCAGCAGCAAATACACCATCTTCAATTCGATACGCTTTGTGTTTTGAATCGGAAGTAAGTGTGATATTATATCCGTTCATGTCACCCTTCGCTGTTCCAGTCATGGTTGATGCTGCGGTAACTTCCGCGCCATCCTCATAACCTACCACCCAATAATTATCGTTGTTATCTAATACAATAACAAACAAACGATTTTGAGCGATTAACTCCAATTGCTTTCTTCTTGGTGCGCTTAATTTATGGAATGATGCGGTAACGGTTTGTGTATAGAAAATCGTTCCATTCTCAACGCTTGAAGCCACTTCTTCGGTAAAACTACCTGTGGATTTTGGCAAAACAAATTCGTACAAATCTTCAGTGCTTGAACAATTTGTAACTAATTCAGTTGGCCCATCAATTGTCAATGTACCAGCGAATCCACTTTGAGCATTCAAATATATTTTTTTGATTCCACCAATGCCATCTTTGCATTGTAAACCAAATCCTGCCGTGATTGTACACATTTTTTTGTATTTTTTATTTAATAAAATGGGGAGCAGTCGTAACCACTCCCCTTTCATATGTGGTTAATTAATTAGGTATTAGAACCGAAAACAACGTCTTGGTAAACTCCAACTTGAACTCCAACGCGGAATCTCATTGCCATACGTACGTTGTCAGATGCATCGGTTAAAGTCATATCAACTACTCTTACTTCAGCGAAATCAGAGTTAGCATCAACACCAACAAATAAGTTTGAAGGTTGTGCAGCAATAACAGTTCCATTGCTCATACCTGGACAAACATAAATGTCGTAACCATTGAACTGCAAGTTGAAGTCATCAGATGCAGAAAACATTTGCAAATAACCTTGAGCAGCAACCGCCTGACGATAGAACTGAGCGGTAGCACGGTTCATATACAATTTGGTTTCAGTTGAACCAATCAAAGCAACTGGTAAGTTATTAATTACTTGATTCAAGTTAGCAATTACAGTACCTACTGCCATAGCACCTGCAGTCCAAGTAAAATTAGCGTATGTACCAGCTGTAGCATTGATTTTCTTTTCGAATCCATCAAATGCAGGATAGGTAGAACCAGCAGTAACATTACCTTGCCAAATGGTGTACTCAATGTTCTCAGCAACTTTAGCAGCAGCATAACCGATTAAGAAATCAGAGAAGTTCGCAGGAACAACATCGTTGATAAATCCACGACCTGTTGCTGCAGCTTCCCAATCACGTGCAAATTCAGCTTTGCAAAGTTCAAGATTCACTTTCAAATCTTTCACTTCCAAAATTGATTCGTCCAATTGCAAATCTCCAGCTTGAGAGAAATCGCAAGAAGCAGCTTGAACCAAAGAAGCATTGTTTGACAACTTCTTCAATACAGCTTTGTATTTTACACCCTCTTTGAGAGTAACGTATCCTTTCGCTAAAGTGTCACCAGACAAGATAGCTGCGTTGATGTACGGTAACGCCAATTCACCTGCATAGGTTGAACTGTTGATTGATAATGAATCAGCCATTTTTCTTTTTTATTTTTTATTGTATTTATTTATTATCGCGAAGATTCTGTTTTTAGAATCCATTTTAGCCAAGTTGATTGGCTCTGATTTTGCAAATGTGTTTACCTTCTTCACGCTTTCGGTAGCAGGTTGTTTGCTCATCTTT